TCCAGCGCGGGGGTGAGCCGGGGCGCGCGCTTGTGGACGGGCCCCATCTGCGAGCGACGGTACTTGATGGTCATCGGCCGCAACGGGTGGACGGCGCCATCCTTGTCCCATCCCCGGGATAGCTCCAGGTCCTTCCGCTCCAGACCCAGGTCGACGACCCACTGCCAGAACATGAGCTTGGTTCGGTCCGGGTAGGTCGAGAGGTCGGTAGGGCCGAAGCCTCGCAGGCGATAGCCAACAGCGGTTGATTCACGGTCAGCCATGGCCGTCTCTCACGTGAACGACAGGGCCAGGTCCGTGCTCGTCGAGGGGTCCCACTGGTTCGTGACCGTCATCGATTGCGTGTACAAGTCGTTCAAGGGCAATTGGTCCTCGAACGTGGTGATGACGCTGTTGTTCTTCAGGTCGAACACCGCCGTGTGCGTGCCGTTGGCCAGGGTCAGGGACACGTCCGTGCCCGAGTACCCGCCGCCCGTCGTGAACCCGGCCACGCCTTCGTAGGAGGTCCGATCGTCGGGCGTCGGGACGTAGAAGTTCTGCGCCTCGAGCGTCGTGCTCCGGCCGACGAACCGCATCAGGTTGACGAACCGGTTGGCCCAGAAGCGCCGTGCCAGCACGTTCTTGCTCGACAGCTTCAAGCTCTGGAATTGCGTCCGGGCCGACCCGATCGTGAGTCCTCCCGAGGCGTGAGTAAAGACGTAAGGCCCGGTGGTCCCGCCGGCCGGTAACTGCGCGTCAGTGGGAGCGGGGAACGTTACCGAGGTCGGGTCGGTCGAGCTGTCGAACTGGTTGCCCTGCGGCGTGCTCCCGGAGATGTCGAGGGACAGCGTGGCGATCGTCGAGTCCTCGCTGACGTCGATGTCCCAGCCGTCGACCTTGCAGCCGAGGTAGACCCGCCGCTTGATCGAGCCGTCCGACCGCGTGATCGCGTGGTAGATCGACACGCTGGCCAGGTCGCCCGCCGGCTCGGTCGTGGTCCACGGGCTGGTCTGGCCGCTGTTGATCTGCTGGCCGCCCCATTGCAAGAGAAACTGCGAAAGCGGACCGGCGTAGAGCTTCGTCACCAGCCGGCCCTTGCACTCGATCTTGTCGGAGACCCGAAATGCCTCGATCGCCACGCCGCCGCCGTAGGGCACGGCCACCATCACCGGCCGCGGCCGCATCGTGAACACGTTGGCGCCGTCGAGCCGGATGTAGAATGCACTAGCGCTGGCGGTGGGCCACACCACGGGGCTGGATACAGGGGTCTTGAAAGCGGACTCTTGTACGAGAAACAGGAACTCGCGCGACATGGGGGAACCTCTTTAACCACAGAGATCACAGAGAACACAGAGAAAAACACATAAAGAGATTTATTTTAAATTCTCTGTGTTCTCTGTGTTCTCCGTGGTTAATTGCATTCAACTATTCAACTGCGATTGGATTTCCACTTTCAGTTGCCCCTGGCCGGCGAGCCAGACGCCGTCCGGTCCAGGGTCGAACGCCGGCTGCGAGAAGAGCACGAGCCCGCTGCGGGCCCCCGCCGCCTGGAGCGTCTGGATGTTCGCGTTGCGGGCCGCCAGCGCGGTCGGGTAGAAGCAGCGGGTCACCATCCACCAGAAGTTCGTGAGGTCCGAGACGTTCGTGCCGGGGAGCAGGACCTCGCAGTTGATCAGCAGGTCCCCCGCCATCGTGTCCGGCGTCTTGAACTCCTCGCCCGTGTTCGTGGGGGTCCAGCGCATCGCGGGCGCGATCTGGAACGTGAACTCCTTGGCATCCTCGGGGTTCCCCGTCCACGTGCGGAAGCTGAGCGGCTTCACGATCCGCTGGAACGTGGGGGACTGGCGGACTATCGTTTCCATGGCGCGGAAGACCGCGTCCCTGGGAGACTGCGGCAGGTCGAGGGAATGAGCGCCCATGTGAGAGGAGTTCCAAGATGAATCGACTCGAAGCCCTACGCGAGTGGGTTGAACGGCAACGGCGCGAGTGGGTCGAGCAAAAACGCCGCGCCGAGGCAGAACGCATAGCCTGGAAACGGGCTTACAATCGGAGCTATTACGCCCGGCATCGCGAGCGGTTCCAAACTTACTTCCAGGCCTATTACGACCGGCATCGCGAGCGGATTCTGGCCGCGAACAAGGTGCGCGCCGCAACCAACAAGGAAAGAATCAAGGCGTACCAGGCCAAGTACCGAGCCAGGAGGTGCGCCCGTTGTTTCGAGAACAACGCATAACCATTTATGCCCACAAAGTATTTGTGGATGAGAAGTTGATCGGCACCTCGCCCCAGCCGTCGCCGTTCACGTCGATCTCGACCGTGGTCGAGCAAAGCAGGCTCTCGGCCTCGAACCGGAACCGGCTCGCCAGCGCGACATACTGGCCGCTCTTGGTGATCATGCTCTCGCAGATCTTGGAGAGGCTGAAGTAGGCCAGGAGCTGCTTGACGCGCGGGGTAACGAGGAGCTGGTTCGTCTGGAGCGCCGTGAACAGCCAGTGGTTCGTGAGCGCGGTCCTCCTGCCCCCCCCGGTGTACCAGGCGTCCAGCGCGAAGCCGTGATAGCCGAGCAGGCTGACGTTGCCGCCGCGGTAGTTGCGGAGGATGAGCTCGTCAAGCCAATCTCGACTGTCCGCGAGCTGATCGTCGAACCCGCTGTTGTTGTCGGGGACCTGGAGATCATTGATCCAGGGCGCGATCTTCTTCACGTCGTTCAGCACGATGTAGGTCGGCCTGGGCGTGAAGCTCGTGCCCGGCGCCGCGAGGATCTCCAGACTCGTGCCGCGCGGCAGCAGGGCCGTGGTGCGAGCCGGTGTGCCTGCCCGGGTTGCATACGCCTGGAGATAGTACTGACCGATCGCCATGGACTTCGAATCGGTGTTTTGCAGGCTGACCTGGACCTGGGCGTTCGGCGCCGAGATCCAGGTCGCCGCCGGCGTGAGCAGCGCGGTCTCGTTCGTGCCCGCCCAGACCGAGGCCGTCAGCGTGTCCGTGCCCAGGAACGAGCCCGTGGCTGTGCTGGCCGGCGCGCCGACGATCAGGACCGTCTGGTCGGGGTCGAGCGTCCAGGGCTCAGTGGGCGCGGTCGAGCCCGCGAGCTGGAAGGCGTAGTCGGCCGAAGTGCCCTGCGCGAGTTGGAGAGCGATGCCCATGAAAACCTCTTAACCACGGAGTTTCCCGCCCTCGGGTCAAGCCGTCAGGATGCCCAGCGCTTTTAGCGCGGTGACGATGTCGCCGATGGTATAGGTCGAGCTGCCGGAAGCGCCGGTGAAGGTCGAGCCCGCGAGGACCGCGGTGCCCGAGCCGGCGGTCATGGACGTGTTGCCGCCCCCGCCCACGGGTTGCACGACGGGTGTGGCCCCGAAGAGGCCGACCAGGGCGGCCGAGCCGTTGCTCTGGATCTGCACACCCAACCGCTTGCCGGCGTTCGAGCTCGTGTAGTCGCCCGCGTAGAGCGAGAGGGTGCCGGTCCAGACGGCGTCCGTGGAGACGTTGAAGGTGGCGTCGATGAGGCCGCAGGGCCGCTTGGTGGCCGTGCTGGAGAGCTGCCGGAGCTGGGCCAGGGTGGCGGACTGGCTGGTTGCGCCGTCGAGATAGACGGCCGGCTTGGCGGCGACCTGGGAGACGATCGCCATGCCGTCCGTGAGCGAGGCGGTTCCGATCGAGTTGCCTGCGAGCAAGCTGAAATAGCTCGAGCCGTTCCAGCTCGAGCCGTAGCCCCCGGCGGCCGGGTACGTCCAGGCCATGCCACTGGAGCCCAGCGTGTTGGTGTTGCCGCTCGAGTTGATGATGAGGTTGGTGCCGTTCAAGGTCAGGGCGGTGGATGCGGCGAGGTTGCCGGACGCGTCCTCGACGAGCACGGCCTTGGCAGCTCCGCCGGAGACGGCGTTGCCGATGGTGAGCGGGTTGCCCCACGCGGGGCTGCCCGAGCTGACCATGAGCGACTGGCCGGTGCTACCGATCCCGAGCCGCGTGGCCGCGCCCGATGTGCCGCCGACGATCGTGTCGCCGGCCGTCGTCATGGGGTTGCTGAAGCCCCCGGTGGCGGCCGCCCAGCCGATGCTGCCGTCGGCGTTGGTGGTCAGGACCTGGGCCGAGGTGCCGGATTTCAGGACCTGCCAGTCGACCGCCCTGTTGGGTAGGCCGGTGGGGGCGGGGGTGGTCGTGGTGTCCGTCGGAATCTGGCCCGTGATGAGGGCGCCGAGGGAAACGTCCTCGCGGTTGAGTTTCGCTGCCATTGGTGTGATGGCCAGGGCGTTGCCCTGGGCTCTCATGTTATGCCCATTCGGGGCGGTGGCGTATCAAACGTGGGGATAGAGCACGCCCCGAAGGGGCAGTACATACCAGCACGGGGCATCGCCCCGTCAGATCCCGTCGACCGGGACCACGACGTAATTGACGCTGCCTGCCAGTGTGCCCGTGCCCGTGAATGCCAGGGTCAGCGATTCACCAGGCGCGCAGGTTAGCCAGGGGCACGGGGAGTACGGTAGGACGAGCTGGCCCCCTGACGCCAGCGCCCCGATTGACAGGATGATCGCCGTCGTGGTGGTCGATTCGAGCGCGACCGCGGTGAACGCCGCGCCGGCCGCGAGGAACACCTGGACCA